AAGCTGGCTATTACCACCGCCAAGCGGCAGCGTGGACGCCATCGTTATGTGGTCAAGGATGATGTAGTCACACTGCACGGCGTTAGCCATGTAACTCATCCGTTGCAGCAACGCCTCGCTGCCGACGTTCCCAAAATGGTCATAGGTGTAGCAGGTGCCGGGTGGAAACAGCTTCTCTGCCGCATCGATCTGCTCGCGTGTGCTGACGCTGTTGTTAGGCCGCAGCAGGTTCGTCCGCATGTGGATGCCAAGTAGCCGACGCAAAGCATGCTCACTGTTTTCCTCAAGGAACATGATCCCCGGTCGCTTGCCGTGATTGACCAGCAGGTCCAAGGTCAGGTGGCCTACCAGCGTAGACTTACCGACACCTGTGCCTGCCACTATCGTCCAAAGTTCTTTAGCCCGGTAGCCACCAAGCCTGTCGCTCAGCCCCTCAAACATAATGGGCAGGCCGTAGTCGATGGGCTTTGACAGCGAAGGGATAAGGTCGTGCATGTCGTGAATGTTGCTAGGCCGGAACGGTGCAGCACCCTCAACCAGCGCAGCAATGTCATGGCCCTTAGCGTGCGCCTCGTTCGCGTCCTTAATGTCACTAGGCCACTGCACGATAGCCACCGGCACTGAGTCCACCAAGGCATTAGCCAACGTGTCTATCGCCTCAAGCCCCGGCTCGTCATTGTCACCGGCCAGTATGACTTCGCGCCAACCTTGCAGATAATCCCAATGGTCCCGCAAGACACCGGCCACGCTTGCTGTGCCACCGGGTAGGCTGACGCAATGGTAACGGTCAAGCGGCAGCTCGTTGGCAAGCGTCAGCGCATCGAACTCGCCTTCCGCAATGACCAACGATTTACGCGCAGTGGGCTTTTGTAGGTACGCGCCGTAAAGCGGCGGCTTGCTAGCGTTACCGACCCAGTGGATGTTGTCTTTGTTGTCGGCGCTAGGCCGCACCTTTGTCGCCTGCCATACGGCGGGGCTGCTGAAGTAATGGAACAACGTCGCACCGCCAGCATCAGTCTCGACAACATAACGCTGCAACGTGCCAAGATGTTTGAGCTGCCGCCGTGCGATGATCTGCACCTTGCCGGTTGGCCGCGCGTCATCTTTAGGTGCAGCCTCGCCACCGTCCGTTGTCCAAGAGTGCTTGCGGCAACTGAAGCAAAAGGTGTGCGTTGGGTACTCGCTCAGAGCATCACTCGACCCGCAATCACCGCAAGGTTGGTGCGTAAGGATAGCGCCTTCATGTTCGTCGTTCATCGTTTCACCCAAGATTCTGGCACGCGAGCTTCCGCCCACTTGATGCCGTGTTTGTCCGCCCATTGCCCTGCGTTCTTTTTCTGTCTGCCTGCGCTGGTTTTGGCGTTGCTAAAGAGGAATCGAATGTCTAGCTCGGCGTGCTGTTTAAAGATGTATAGCATTTTAGCCATGTCCTCACCCGTTAGCCTGCCTTTCGCCTCTAAGTAGATAAGGTGTCCGTCAGGGCGTATCAGCACAAAGTCTGGCGAGTAGACGTGATGCGTGGCGGGTCGTGTCCATTGCAGCCGGTCCTGCTCACGCTCGTAACGGAAAGGCACCTTGCGGCTACAAAGGTCACGGGCAATCCGGTCTTCAAACTGTGACCGGAAAGCCTTGATGACGCCTTGCTGATCGCAAAGGTTCAGTGGGTTGGTGCTACGCCGCGCTCGCAACGAGACCACCATCGTCTTCGACTGCGTACGGGTTGTCCGCCCCACCGCCACCGCTGCCAGCTTGCTCGACATGCTCAACCAGAGTGATGACTTGGAAGCTCACCGGCTGCACCTGCATGTAGTTCTTTCCGCCGTACTGCGTGGTGCGCAGCTTGATCGTTGGGCGAATGACAGAGCCGTGGCCTACCTCAGTATCGGGAGCCATGAGCGCAGCGTTCCAGTCAAAGATTTTGGGCTGGCTAAAGTCCACGCCGTCCTTAAAGCGCTGATCCCGTGCCGTGCGAACAAGCATCATGGTCTCGTCAAAGACGTCCACTTCCTTGATGCGTTGGTTGGGATCGACGCCCCAGCTTTCATGCAAGGCGTGCCAGTCGTCAGCGACTTCCGCCCATACGTCCTTGGGTACGGCCAGCGTAACTTCGTACTTGCCGGTGGTTGTGTCTGGTGCGGCAACGCTATACCAGAAGGAATCACTACGTGAGCGTAACAGTCTACACCGGCCAAGGGTGAAGTTCCGCTCTTCGCTGGCTTTATTGAATAGTTTCACTTGAGGTCTCCGAGAAGTGTAGTTGAAGGATATGGGAAAGAGATTCTGCCTCTTCTTCATCAAGCTCACAGATGCTAGCGCCGTCGAGCAGCACCGACACCTCGTCGGCTGTCTCGCACTCGTCTAGGTCATCTATGACGCCGATGTCGTAAAGGCAGAGTGAGCCGCTAGGCGTCAGCCCCACGGCGAGTTCGTCGCTTAGTTGGTACAGGTGCATGCTCGCCACACTGGTAAGAGGGATAGACGTCTAGCGCTGTCGGGAAGCGACGGCACTCGATGCGGCCTGCAAGCTGGCGCGGGTGCGCAAACTTGCAAGAGCCACAGTTTTCAGGTTTGGAAGAAGCGGCCACTAAGACTTACCTCGCTCGCTTGGTGGGTGCCGTAGACCGGCAAGGGTGGTAGGTCATCAGCGAGCTGCTCTTGGAAGCAGTCAGCCACAGCCGCTAAGTGGTCGGGCGTGTATTGATCTACCCACGCGCGCTTGATAGGCCCGTCGTCTGCCAACAGGTCCGGCAAGGCAGTGCAGTGGACGCCGATGCTGTCGTGGATCAAGGCAACGTCGGTGATTGGATCGTCAAGGTGCTGAGCATACTGCACGGCGCGCGCAAGGAAGGCAGCTTCGAACGAGTGGATGAACGTAGGCGGTACTGTCTGCCGCATAGCGTTGCCGTCGAGCTGGTCCGTATCGTCATAGACCTTCGGACACCAAAGGGTCTGACCCACATGCGTTCTGATCCGGCGTGCGCTCTTTCGCCACTCGGCAATAGCCACCGGGAAACCAGACGGCGCAATCCAGCGCAGTTGGACCTGCTCGCGTGCTGCCTGTGTCGCAACCTCGCCTAGCCAGCGCTGCAAAGCCAGCGGCCTGCGCATGACGTCCTCACTCGCTAGCCATAGGCACTCGGCTAGGCACAGGCAGAACCTATACATGTTGTCATAAGGAGCCGTCATCAGGCCGCGCTCGATGCTACCGTAAAAGTGCTGAATGATTGCGTTCTCGACACTGCGCCGCTTAGCACCATAACCGCGCGGCATGACAACCATTTTGGCTATGTCGCGCGTGATACCGTGACGTGCCACTGCCTGCGCAGTCTCGGTGTCTATTGACTGAGCCAACGCAACGGCGCGAGCAGCGACATGGGTGTAAAGGTCCGGCTCGTCGCTGTGCACTAGGTCAACGTGCGGTGCCAGCTCATCGTCACGCAACAACGCAACGTAATGGCTCGGGCCGCTGCATGTCTGGTCTCGGTAGTGAACCATATGGTCAACGTAACCAAGACCCGTGGCATGGAACTCAGCCAACCACTGCGCCGCGCGCAACCTTAGCAGCGGCCCGTCGCCGTGCATCCAGGCGTCATAGCGCAGCGGGTCAGCTACGATCTTGTCTGCCTGCGCAGGTGTCAGCCCGTCAGGCCACAGCTCACTGACCGTCAGCTCGCCCTGATAGACCTGCGCGTCAGTCGCAATCGGCAAGCCGTCCGCAAAATCTAGGAGCGCTCGGTCTGCCTTGCTGGACTGCGGGTTCAGCGACGGCTTGTAGTGCATGCGGCCCGACTCAATCGTAACCATCGGGAGCCAGCACCGCTTGCCCATGTACTTGCGAGCGCTCGCGTGTGCTGCTCGCATGCCAAGACGTGCAGCACGCGCGGTGTCAAAACTGACATGCCACTCACGGAGCTGCTTCAGCATGTCCTTCTTGAGCGCCGGGTCTAGCCAGTTCTCGTCAGCCATTGACGGCTTAGGAATCGGGCGCGGGTAGAACGGCAGGTCAAGGTCAGCCACGACAGCCTCGTCAATCACTGCCGCAACAAAGTCATTGGGTGTATAGGCCGTCATCATAGCGACGTTCACGCTGCCGATTGGCATAGCTAGGCTGCTCATCCTTGCGCCCCCTTCGACCAGTCTTTGCAGAAGCCATACGGCGGGATGTCCGCACCGTAGGCACCGCCCCAAAGGTGATCGTCTTCGTCCCAAAGGCGGGGCGGTATCAGCATAGGCTGCGGCACCCAAGCCTGCTCAACGTAGTGCGCGCTCAAGGCTTCGACCTTAGCGTGGAATGTCTCGGAGCCATGGACAAACGGCTGCTTGTTGCCGCGTGTGCTTTTCCTATAGCGCACCTCGACCAAGCCAAGCTCAAGCAGCACGCCCAGCCACGCCGCACCCATCTGCGTCCGAGTGTTATCGTGTCGCTCGCTAGGTGCCTGACCGCTGACCAACTTGTGCAGGTCGCGCGCCTTTGCTCGGCGGTGCTGTCGGCTCAGTCGGCTGCGTGACCACTCTAGGCGTTGCAGTCGTGACCACTTCTCAAAGTCTTTTTTGAATGCCGCATGCTCCTCATACTCGCGAACTGCCCGGCCCACTTGGTCACAGAAGTAGCTCTGCGCTGTGGAGTTATGGCGCAGCAGCAGCGAGCCGGTGGCAGCGAGTAAGACAGAGGTGAGAACAGGCAGGCGATGACGCTCAGCTACTAGCGCCAACTGGAATCGTCCAGCTTCACGCCTGCCTGTCCCCGGTGCGCGCGAGAGGTGCTTGGAAAGGTTAGAACAAGCAGTCTCATGCAGCGCGAGCAGGATACGCCGGACGTGAGGCAGGGAGGTGGCCCCACTTGTCAGACGTGCCTTGCGTTCTTGTTTTAGCCAACGCTCTTGGCCGGTTCGCACCATGTCAGCCTCAAGTTCTGACTGTGCATTGTCGGTGCGTTCGGGTGTGGAAGAAAAAGAATTTGATGTATCAGTCACTTTGAAAAACTCCCTTTGGGTCAGGTAGCTGGCCTGACGTAGACTTGGAGCCCTTCCGAAACTTGCAACGCATTTGCCGTGCATCGCAGGAAGGGCTGCATTTTGGCTAGATTATCGACTGCACGTTGTCAATCGCATAATGTTTCGTCGCATCTTTTAGGTCACGCGCTGCCTCAAGGTGGCTGTAACGCTGGACCATGACGAGGCTTGACCAGCCGCCCCACTCTTTGACCTTCATCAACGGCATACCCGTGCGGACGAGTCGCGTGATGCAAGTGTGTCGCAAACAGTGCGGGGTAAAGTCTTGCTCGGCAGCTAAGCCAAGGTCTTCCCGTGCAGCATCCCAACTTTTCCTAAAGTCACGGTGTCGCCGGAAGATGTCAAACGGCCCCGGCTTGTGCGGTCGCTGACCATGTGCCTCAATCAGTGCCTCACGAGCTGGTCGGTACAGTGGGATCGTTCGGGGCTTACCGCTCTTGGTCAGCTTAAACGTGACCGTATCGTTATGCCACTCGGACCACGGCAGGGACGTAACCTCACTATAGCGCGCGCCTGTATAGAGCAAGACAGTAGCAAACTGCTCATGCTCCCGACCGTACCGCCGCAAGCAGCGCATCAGGTCATGCTCAACGTCTGGCATTAGCTCATACTCGCGGCGTCGTGAGTGCCGGGTATGCTGGTACTTAGGGCGACCGGCGGGAAGCAACCCGCGCTCGTCCGCATGCACCATGACCTTGTTGAACTTCGCCAGAAAGTGATTGATACGGCCATCGCTCAGGTCTTCGATGACCAGCTCGTCAACCCACGACGCTATGTCGCTGCGGGTTATCTCATTGATCGGCATGTCGCCAAGTGGTGACAACGTAATCGCCTTCAGTGCAGAGCGCACGCCCTTCTGATCCCGGTTAGCGCGGAACGGTGCCCGTGCCACAGGGATGTACTCCTTAAGTGTCTTTGCTTTCGTCTTCTTCATCGTTCTTCTCCTGTCGTGAGAACAAACCTTGAACAAACATATTTCCAGACGGTGTAAAAGACAACAGGCTAAGCCGCCTATCTTGCGGGTCTTGCGCGGTCGTAATGAATCCCTTGCCGTCATGGTGCCGCGACCAATAGGTGACGGCGCGGGAGACACTGGCCGAACTGACCGGCATGTTGTCCCGTATATACTCCTGTCTGACCCAGCGCTCGCCGGTCCGGTCAATCTCCTCTGCCATGACTGTCAAGGTCATCAT